GTTTCTTTGGCGGTTTATTTTAGAAAGTGAAACCGCCCACCGCGACAGCTCCGCGGCATATAAGACTAGAGTCGAGTTGCTGGTTATCTTCAAACCTACTCCTTCCCCTCCCTACTATCATACTACCTATTCTGTTCCAACAGAGGTGCATCCTTATGCTCTTAATGCGGTGAGACGTTGTCCACGGAGTAACTCCCGTGGCTGCCCTCATCGTTAAGGCTCCGTACACTGCCCCGTAAGGGGAAAGGACTGTGTGCGGATGGCTGTTCGATGGTCTCTACGTTAGCGCCCTCAAGGCGGCAGGTTGCTCCCGATTCCCGGCATTGCCAGTGCGAAACAAGAGTCTCATGTAGCGTAATCCATCATCCTTCCCGGCGAGAACCCTGCGCAGGTAACAGAGCGCGGAGCCAAGTGGCCTTAGGTGCCTGTAAGCCCGGGACCCCCAATCAAAAATACAGTCGTCCAATTCTAAAAACGCCGAGCACGAGGCACAAAATCAGGCACCAAAAACAAACAACGCGAAGTGGAAGCCCCACACAACTGAAAACACGAAGTGGAAGCCCCACACAAACACGAAGCGGAAGCCCCGCACACCCGTTAACCAGGACATCCCTGACGTGGTCTATCCTGATCACTCTGAGGAAGACCTGATCCCGCGTCATCAGCGTAAGCACAAACCGCATCGATTTGACGCCACCGCCGGCTACCCTGGCGAGGGCCCCCCCGAAGAAATTCGTCCCATCGGGGAGCCCTTCTCAGCGTACACGTCGCCTTGCGAGTTGCCGCCAGCAACTTGCAACCGGGCCCATCAACACCGTTTCCGCAAGCCCAAACCCACGGGCGGAGGTGACGGTGAGCCCAAGCCCCCGCACAAAGGGGCGGCGAAACGCATTGCCGAGAAGTTTCCCAAGCTCATCACGCTTGTTGATTGCCCCAACGTAGGCCCGGACTGCCCAGAACCCGAACATTTCCACGGATTCTCAGTTCTTAAAGCCAAGCGAAAAGGCGGCAGCAAGCCCATTTTTGAGTGGGATGAGGACGAGGCGCTCGATGATGAGCGCGTTGAGCTCGAAGAGAAAGAAGCCGAGCCTGAAGTCGCAGCCGCTAAGGAGGAGCCGAAGCAGGTCGTGGAGGAAGTTGTCGTTTTAGCTGAGCACCAGGAGCCCGCTCCTGAGAATTTGCAACAACCCCCCGAGCCTGTGGACCTTGCTCCGAAGCCCGCTAACAATGAGGACCTGAAAGAGGACGAGTTGCTCGTGCCTCCGGACGTCGCTCAGCCGCCTGCGCGAGTCATCCGACACCCACTCGATGGCTTTGAGTACCCTTGGGAGGAAGACGAAATCATTCTCAGACCTTTAGCTTTGCACCCGGAGAACCCGGAGAACGCTGAGGAGGAGATCGTCGTTCTACCAGAGGAACCCGCTGCGCCGCAGGTACCGCCGGCACCACCATTTCCCGGGCGCGACCGCCTGGAAGAGCACCTGACCGAGTTCGAGGATGAGCCGCTAGTAACGCTACGACGCTACGGCTACACACTCACCAACAAGTACGATCACATGTACCGCGCCAACGCCGCTGCACGAGAAGCTGTCGAGCAAATCGTCCGCGGCTGTGAGCCCGACAACGCAGAACGCATCCCGCTCAAGGAGCAGGAGGTTCCCTGCGGCCAACACCTCGTCACGTTGTGGCGTGGGGCCACCATTAAGCCCGGCGAGATTGACCGCTCCTTCAAAGAGCGCATTCTCGACTGGGTTTTTGGGCCTCGCGAACGCGTGGCGGAGAACAAAGCCCGTGTCGAGCACATCATGTTGCCCAAGCACCTTCCCGTCTGGGTTAGGACGAAATCCCGCTTCCTCGAGGAAAGAACCAATTTCTTCGGGTTCATGAAGTGGGACCGTGTTGACCCGGAGCTGGACTTGTGCCTCATGAGCGCCTTCTACAATACCCACGAACTCGCTTTCATCGACATCGAAGTCGCCGAAGCCGTAGCCTTGCACATTGACGTCCAATCGCGCCTATTCACCACCGTCGAGGACGGGAAGGTGCTTGCCTCGTGTTACTCTCTCATTTACAAGCTCGCCGCTAACCTCTTCAAGGAGAAGCACTGCGACGACATCAATTTGATGAACAACACCAAGCACTATCTCGCCAACCTCGTCACCTTCATGGCAGCGTCACAGCACTCCTTTATGGCCGCGGACATCCGGCCGGAAAACTGGAGGGCGGCCTTGAAACGTACTGCACTTCCCGGATTCCAGTAAATCGGCTGGCCACCTGCACTTGTGCAGTGGACAAGCCGTACCTGGACAACGGAAGGTTTCAAGTGCGCCGCGGGAAGCAGTATATCATCGCCGGTAGGCTGTTTTTCCCCCCACCCATCAACCCAAAAACCGACGGGAACTACCGCACCCGATTCGGACCCTACGTGTCGCACACTGGGGTTATTTATGCGAAGGAGGACCTCAACACCTCAAAGGCGCTCACGCGTCTCACATGCGCGCGCGAGAATCCACTGACTAAACTGCCAGACCTCGACTGGGATAACCAATTATCATCTCATCAAGAGGTTTTTATTCAGGACCATCGCGCGCAATTTGCCACCATTGCTGGGCTGTACGCCCCCGGCATTGAGTTTGCGGGTACCTTTGAGGAGGCCCGCCTGCACCACGCTGATCCTCATGACAAGCGTGAGTTGCGCGTACACTGTTGGAAGGAGATGCATGAGACTGGTCTTTTCTTTGACGACGTGTGGCTAACCCTGCTCACTCTCAAAATGAAACCGAACGAGATTGCCAAACCGCTCAAGTATCCGAGGTGCATCGGAGATCTGGGCGTGGCGGCATCACTCCAAGGTTTTGTGCTCACATCGCTGTTGAAGCACGCACAGGAGGACAACCCCATTCACTACCTCGGGGGTGTCGCTTCCTTTATGGCCTCCCCCTCCCCAACCAAACTTGAAAATGCCTTTAAGGAGCTCATTGAGCCTCGCCAGCGCTGGTTCTTTTGTTATTTCTCGGATGACGCTTGCTTTTCCATCAGACATAACGGACGTATTTACCGCTTCAATGTCGATATCTCGCAGTGCGACGCTTCGCACCGCGATTCGATCTTCGACTTGTACGTATCTATGTTCCCTGAGTCTGTCCAAGCGGATGCCAGAAAACTCACCGATCAGTGTAAGCTGCCCTTTCAAATTCGCAGCGACGACGGCCGACACCAGGTCATTCTTGAGCCACAGGGCCACGCACTTTACAGCGGGTCCACCATCACCACGGGTATCAACAACCTTGCTAACCAGTGCATTGCTATGTCTTTTGCGGAAGCCGCCTTCGATGGCACCGCTGAGAGTCTCAAGCAAGCTGCACTACGAGCGGGATACATGATCACCGTTGTGGACTGCTCAGATGACTGGCACAAGCTCCAATTCCTAAAACATTCGCCTGTCCTTGATACGACCGGCACCCTCCGTGCGTTACTCAACGTCGGGGTGCTTTTGCGGTTGACTGGGACTTGTAATGGTGATCTGCCCGGACGCGGACCACTGGATCAGCGCGCACGCGCCTTCCAGCACGGTCTCCTCCGCGGCGCTTCGCCACTTGCCCGCTACAAACTCCTCGACAACATGCTCGCCGCCACCGGTGAGCCACTCGTTCCCCCTAGGGTGACTAAGATGATCGATGATATCATGCGCTACCGCATTGACTTCAACGGAGACGAGAAACCTTTCCACGTCGACGACTCTGAGGTCTACGCGCGCTACGATCTCTTGCCACACGAAGTGGACGAGCTTAACGAGGGGCTCGGGCACGCGCGCTTCGGGATGATTCACCGTTCCCGGGCGTCAGATAAGATACTTGAAGACGATTATGGCCTAACACCAGGCCACCTCGTCTAAACGTGCTGCACCCACGTTTACGCGCACATGCGCGGACCCTTCTTTCCCGGCTTTCCTGACCGATCCGAGATTGAAGCAAAATTCCTGCTATGTAAGAGAG